ACGCACTGATAGTTCGCAAAGATCCTCTAACTCATCATCAGACTTGACTCTACCAACATTAATCGCTGACAGAATACACAGTGCAATCTCACCGTGTTCGTCATCAATATGCTGAAGAGGATATGTTGGTAGTGTAATTTCCTGACACAAATTGCTCATCTCAACCTTATCTTTAAATGAGGAGTGAGAGTTGCAGTGGTCTATGTTCATAATATAGACACGACCCGTTTCAGCGCGTTCTTTGAGTAAATTGAGAATAAGTTCTTGTGCCTTAAGAGTCTTCTTTGGAATGGACGCATCCTTTTCATATTGAACGTATAACTCATCAAAACCAGAGAGTCCAAAGCAATCATAAAGTCCAGGAACATCATGTGGGGAGAAAAGCGTGATCTCACCGTCTTGAATAAATCTTTCATAAAATAATTTAGAAATCTGAATTGAGTAGTCAAGTTTGCGAACACGATTATCTTCGGTTCCTTTATTATTTTTGAGCACCAAAATATCTTCTATTTCTTGGTGCCAGATTGGGAAGTGGACTGTTGCGCTTCCGCCTCGTATGCCATTTTGAGTGCAGCATCGGACAGTTGCCTCAAACTTTTTGAGAAATGGGACAACACCTGTGTGTTGAACTTCTCCGCCTCTGATTTTGCTGTTGATACCCCTGATGCGACCTGCGTTGATGCCGATGCCCGCCCTTTGTGCAACATATCTGCCAATAGCCATATCGCTACTAAAGATACTATCGAGGGTGTCATCAACATCAACAAGAACACAGCTAGCGAATTGTCTAAGTGGCGTTCGCACTCCTGCCATGATGGGCGTGGGAATGTTGATTTTGTGTTTTGAGATTGCGTCATAGTACCTCTTTACATAAGAGAGACGAGTTTCTTTTGGATAATCTTGAAACAGAGTTGCAGCAATCAAAATGTACATGTATTGAGGAGTTTCATACTTCTCATTATTACTACGATCCTGTACCAGATACTTGTCATTAACCTGTCTAAGACCTGCGTAGGTGAACAAATAATCTCTATCGTGAACAACAAAAGAATTAATTTTATTCCATTCATCATCGTTATATTGATAACAAAGATGAGGATCATAGATTCCCAGTGAAGCACCACGAACTACATGATTTTTTACTGGAGGAAATTCTACTTTCCATTCAGGCCCAAAGACATGTTTATATAGACCAAAAAGAAGCAAACGAGCAGCAACAAACTGATAGTTTGGGTTATCAAGAGAAATAAGATCACTAGCTGATCTGACCAAAATTTCTTGAATTTCGTCGGTGGTAATGCCATCATAAAATTGTAGTCCAGATTGAATTTCTACTTGTGATGGAGAAACGCCACTAAGTCCTCCACATGCACACTCAACCATTGAGTGAATTTTGTCAAGATTTAAATGTTCAAAAGATCCATTACGTTTTTTAACTTTTGTTCCGTTGCTCATATTTTTTTCCAATCAATTAATTTAACTTTAGCCTCTAGTCCACTATAGACATTTGATTCTACTATATGTTGAACATTTAGTCCAGAAAGAACCATATCATTTATGTCTTTTTCCTTTACCTCCTTTGGCCAGATGACAATATTTTCTCCAGAAGAAATAGCTTTTTCATATCTGTTAACAATTTGTTTGTTTCTTGGTTCGTTATCAAATACTAGTACTCGGTTTGGAAATATATCTGAATTCAATTGAACGTCTGCACCACACATCGCCATACTATTAGACAGAAAAAGAGAGTCAAATGGACCCTCTGTAACGTAAATAGTATTCGCTGTGTTTATACGATCAAGTCCAAATAATTTAGGATGGTCATCATCCAGGAGTACTGTGATATACCTAAGCTTTGTATTTTTGTCAAGAGACCTACCTTGATATCCGAATAGTTTTCCATCTAATGTTTTGAGTGGTAATACAATTCTAGGTTCCTTAACGGTTGAATCAACTTTGGCCCAGGATGCAAAATCTTCAACGAAGTATATTTGTGAGAAATATTTCTCTGGTATTTGCCGTGATTGAAGATATGTCCTGGCCGGGTGTATAGTATTTAGGTCTGCGATACTTTTAAGATCAAAATCTTTTTTTTGAAACTTTGGTTTTTTAAATTCAAATTTTGGTTCTTTAACTACAGTTCCCCTTCCAGTTGTACCTTCTTTAAATCTTTCCATAACATATTGATCATATACATTTATATCAATGTCTTTAAGAAAGTTTGCAAGAGTTCTTCCAACACCACAGTTATGACATTTAAAAATCATATCTGATTTCTTAAGAAAGAAAAACCCTCTTGCACGATTCTTATTCTTTGCAGAATCGCCGCAGTAGGGACATCTAAAATTATAGAGATAATCTTTTTTCTTTGTAAATTTTTGTAGTCTGGGCGAAATAATATTAATGTACTTCAAGTCAACGTAGGACATTACAAAAAATTACTTGGGTCTTTCTATTCTAACAGGTGTTGGGTTGGGTGTCAATATGTCAACAAAAAAACTTTGTTGGGAAACGATAAATGTAGCAAAAATAATTCCTCCAGCAATTAACCATCTAAATTTAATTACATCTTCTAATTTTTTTTCTACTTCCTCAATTTTTTTTTCGACAATCAAATAATTTTCTTTATTTTCTTCTTTCATATCATTGATCATACTAACAATGATATCATCGGACTTAGAATTATGTTCTAATTTTTCTTCATGTACTGCTAACATCTTAGAAATATTTTGACTCGTCTTCCCCATTATTTGTATTGCTTCATCAATTCTTCTCATCATAATCTCATAAGAAGTAAGTCTTTCTTCTAATACAGCAATTTTTGTTTCAGCTTTTGAAAATCCACTAAACATGTTACTGTGCCCTCGATTGTGCAAATGCTTTTATTTTTTCATAATTAGCTGAAGATCCATTAATATTACGGATCATCTTAACTCTATTACTTGCATTTAGTTCTCTATAAAGAGAAACAATTTTTGCTGCTTCCTGTGGATTGACTTGTGTTTTTCCACCATTATCAAAAATTACATTACCACTAGATCCAGCATTAGCAATTTTTTTTAATTGATCAATAACTTTACCGCCACTTTCTTGAAGATCTTCTTCGTGCATCGCACATTTTTTACATTTTTTCTCTTCTCTTTTTTGTCTATTAGATAAAAGTTTTTTTACAAAAGATCTAACATCTTTTTTGCGACCATCAATTCTTTTTTTAACTATTGGTTGGTCGGGTGGAAGACCAGCAATTGATTCACCAGCAACACTATTTGTTGGGGAGATACCACCTACCCCCCCAACAGACATTTCCCACATTGAGTATAATTCTTTTTTATCCATTAGATTTTATTTAATTCTTCTAAACAATAAGTATCAAGTTGTATTTGTAGTAAAAATACATCTGGATCAATTCTATTCAAATACACTAGAAAAGATTTTAATGCTGACCAATACTGTGGTTCAAGTTTATAAAATAACAAAGGAATGCCAGCATCATCAAATAAATTAAAAATAATGATAATATGATTTAGTAACAAATGTGTTTTGAGAAGTCCAGTTGAAAGATATTTTTTGAGTAATCTTTTGATATATTTAAATCTTTTTAGATCTTCAAAAAATTCATCTTTAGTGGAACAATGGGGGTTCTCATAATTTTTTATAGCAAATAATAAAAAATTATCTTCATTCAATTCATTAAATTTCATAATATATTAATTTATCATGTGCCGAATGTGAGAGTAACTTCGTTAGAGATTACTTCAGTAGCACCAGCGGTTGAGTTGAGTTTGACACGATACTCATTACCAGTAGCTGCGGCAGTCTGTCCAGCGAGAACAAGTGAAGCACTTGTAGCACCAGAGACATTCGAGAATCTACCACCAGACGTTGCTCTCTTCTGCCACTGGAAGGTAACAGACCCAACAGTAGCTGTAGCAGCAACAGTAAATGTAGCACCGCCAGAAGAAGTTGTCTGGTTAGTTGGTTGTGTAGTAATAGTAATTGTAGATGTTACATCTGCTGCGATAGTGTCATCAGCCTGAGTTTCATTAGCGTTGGTATCAGCGTTACAGAGAGTAACTAGTTTTTCTACCTTGTGACGTGTTTGTCCTTCGCAATCAGTATATGTAAAATATGACCACCATCCAGGACCGTCAATTCCTCGCTTTTTGTTTACAGCTAATTGTGCTTCTGTTTCATCAACAAAAACAATTTGTTTAGCTTGTGATGATGCTGCAATGCCACGGCCCGCCTTGGTAACGTTGGCATTACTATCTGTTCTTCCGTATAGAGACATGTTATCTTACCTATAATTTTCTATTGGTATTTATAAAATTAGTTTCCAGGAGTTAGATCTTTGCCACCTTTTGCCTTCAATTGTCCTTGGACTTGAAGAAGGATGAGTGAAAGAATACCGTTTGATTTGACTTTTGGATTTGCTCCAAGTGCTTCAGAAACTGCAAACAAAACTGTTGCAATTAAAGCTTGATTAGCAAGACACCATGCTACAAGTGCTGACATAATACCCTCCTTTTAGTTTTTAGATATGTCTTCTTCTATTTATTTTATTACGCAGTTCAAGGTGTTTTACGCTTTGACGCAGTTATCAACTGTTTTACCACCTTTCTTTTTAGTCCCCGCTAACTTGTAACCTTTCCAACAAGACTTACCATCAAGTCCCTTTGCTTTTTCAATGATGATCACTTCACCATCTTCCATGACTACTTCATAAGTAGTACCCACTAATTCATCTGGCATCAGATCATCAGATTCAGTTTCTTCTTTATATCCTTTTGCTTTTGGTACTCCTTTTGAAGGAACACAATTAGGAACTTCACGACCACCTTTCTTCTTCATACCAACTTGAGTATATCCTTTCCAGCATGGATCATCCTTCTCTTCTACATATTCAACTTCTTCTGCTTGATTCTTGTTTTTTGCAATCATTTTGAAGTCGGTAAGTGACTTACCTTTTTTCTTCGGTCTGTCTACAGCGTTGACAATTTGATTACTAAAGTCTGGACCTTGTGTTGAAAGATCAACTTCATGAAGATTTCCTTCAATATGCATATCAGCGGATTGTTTCTTAGCAGTTGCTTTCTGTTGAACGGCAACCTTTTGCTTATTTAAGGCTAATTGTTTGTTTTGAATTTGCTGTTGTTGTGGTGACTGTTGTGATTGTGCAGGTTGAGTTGTTGGAGCAGGCTTTTTCTTTGCAACCATTTGAGGTTGCATTGGGACCTGTTCTTGCATCCCTTTAATTTTAGGATTAATCATTACTCCATCTTTTTTTTTACCAACAAGTTTAAGTTGATTCTCTGCTTCATTTATGAAATAATCAAAATCCTCATCAGAAATATTCTCAAAGATTTCTAGAACTTCATCTTCATTGAATGCAATTTCATTCTCAATAAAGTAATCTTTGAGCATATGGAACTGTTCTAGCATTTCCATATCAATCTCAAAGTCTTCCTTTACTTTCTTTCTGGGATCATTTGCTGCACCTCTTTCATAATCTGCTTTGGTATATGGTCTAAAGTCATCACGGCCGCCACCACCTTGTTTACCATAACGCTGTTGTCTTCTCTTAGCAGCTCTTTCTCTCATTTTAGCAATAGAATCTGCTTCGTCAAGTTGTTCTGCTTCATAGATGTCAAGCATTTCATCCCAAGTATATTCAGAAAGATCGTATCCTTCATCTACAAGTTGATTTACCCAGTTCTCAAACTCTTCTCTACCAAGTTGCTTCTTCTCATTGGGAGTTAGAGCAGCAGAACCTCTCTGTGCTCCTCTTGCTGCTTGTTTTGCTTTTACCTTAGGATCATTTGATTGGTGTCCATAACCATGAAGTCCAGGGCTTGACGAAGTGGTATTACGGAAATCACCTCTTTGCTTTCTAGCATAGTTGGATCTTTGTTTTGATTTGTTAGCATCACCGTAAGTAGGTTTATTCTCAAGTGCAGTTGCTCTGTCTGCAGCTGCACCACCACCAGTTGACTTAGCAATTTTGTTACGAATTGCAGTCTCATCATGACCACGTTTTGCCATTGCAGTTGCTTCGTCAATAGACTCTTTACGAGTTGTCATTGCTTTAGCAATTGCTGCGCGACGATTCTTTAGATACTTATCGTTCTTATCATTCTTTTTACCGTCATTATCAACGTCTGCATCTTCTTTACCAACTGGATCAAGTGCTTCAGTCTTTGACTTCATCAAAGCACTCTTACCATACTTTGCAGTGATAGATGCTTTTACTGCATCTAATGCAGCTTGACTAGTTTTCTTGTGTTGTTCTGGATCATGCTTCTTTGCAGTTCCAGATGGTTTGGAAGGATATCTGTTGTTCCCATCAACACCGCCTCTTTCCATACGGCGATCTTTCAATCTATCCGACTCTTCTTCAGGGAGAAGTTCTACTTCTTCCTTTCTCATTTCTTTTTGTTGTTCGTTTCTCTTCGTTACTTTTTCCTTAACTTTTGCCTTAAGTTCAGGTTTTGAAGCAACATTGTAGATAGCAAGTGTTGGAGCACTATATGACTTACCATCAAAGTGAACTTTTGTTCCCATGTAAGACATTGACTCTTCGCTGATTAAATCCATTGCATACGCAAGAGATTCACCAGCAAGATGATTCCTGAGATAATTTTCTACAAGTTCCTCATCTCTATCGAACATCACAAGTGCTCTTTCTAAAAGGCCTTGGGCCTTCATGAGTTTACTTGGATCTACGTGAAGATAAGTAGCGAATTTAGATAGTTCCATTCTTAGATTTCTGTTTACTACTATTTAGTGTTGTCGGATCTTTATGTGCATATGAAACTACTGGTTGCCCAGGAGTTAAGTTTTGCAATGCAATACGATGTATATCTGTACCAACTTCCCAATGAACTTTCTCATTAATATTATCTAACCATGTACGGAATGTTCTTCCTTCTTCATCTAGAATAATCACATAATTAGAGCCACGGAAAATGATATTACCAACAACTCCTGTACTTAGACTTTCAACTACATCCCCAACATTAAAGATACGTTCTTGAAAATATTCTTCACGCAATCCTTGTGGATCTAGTTTAGGAGCAATTTGATATAGTTCCTCTTCAAGATTCATTGAACGACGAACCTGCATATAAATTGCTTTCGCGTCTGCAGATTTTACATCCTTCGGAAGTCCCTTTTTGAATGCATCATAATCATTATCTTGAGCTGCTTTTCTCATCTTAGATGCAGACATTCCTTCTACATCCTCTGAGTCAGGATCTCTTTCACCAGCACTTACAATATCAAGTTTGCCAAAGTTATATGTTTTTCCATTATATTTACCAGTGATGCTTGTGAATTCTTTTACACGGTCATCACCAACAACAATTTTAACTTTGTCGTATCCTTGTGCATGTAAACCCTTTAAAACATCAAAAATGTTTCTGCCACCTGAAGGATCATTAACAATATTTCCAGCATGATGTGGGAACATTGTTTGCATCACATTTGTTTTAGTCTGAAAGTCCAGAGGATTCTTTTTAGGATCCTGTGATTGACTTGGATAGATCATATAATCTGAACCATCCTTATAAGCCTCATCAGCAACTCGATCAATTAATTTAAGATGACCAGCATGAGGAGGATTAAATCTACCAAATGTAATTACAACAGATCCTCCACCTTCATTACGAGGAACCATAGGTTCTTCTTCTGAAGTCTTTTTATCTTTAGGTTGTTCTTTTTGAGGTTCTTGTTGAACTTGTTGTGCAGGCATCTGGCCAGCAGCAGGCGTTTGTCCTGCTTGTTGTTGTGATATTGGAGGAGTTGTTAGGGGTTCACCAGATGTCAAACGTTTTTTTTCTTCTGGACTTAGTGGAACAAGACGGGTGCCACCTTCAGCTTTGGCAACAATGTTACCCTTTGTATCCGCGTAATATCCCTTTCCTGTATGTACTAATCCTTTCTTCTCCGCTTCTAATCCTGCCTTAGTTCTAGATTCATTCAAAAAGTCGTTAAAAGATTTCATTAAGATAGGTAAGGACTATATACTATTTATTTGTCCCAGTTCTTATCTACAGTAAAGTTAGCAACTGAAAACTCAAGTCGGTCAACAAGTTTCATTGCACGACCAGATTTAATTGCAACAAATCCTTCTGGAGCAGTGACACGATAACCATTTCCATCTTTGAGAAACGTACCAATATCTTTTACTTTTTCCAATTTACGAATGATCATCAGTTTTGCTTCGGTGAGGTTCTTATATGATGCAATTGCCATATAAATTGACTGTTCATTGACAGAAATAAATTTCATTCCATCTTGTTTTACTTTTTCCCACTTTGCTTTTGCAGCAGGAGTTTTCTTTGAATTGACTTCTTTATCAATCAGCGCAGAATAATATTTTGCAAAATCAGTAACAACTTTCTTCACAGGAGGAATAGTGCTACCTGCACGAATATATGCATTGAAGAACTGTTTGAAGATAGCGTTAAATGCATAACGATCCTCACCTTTCATCAGATCAAGAAACTTAGATGCTTTCTTGAGAGATCCTTCTGCACGATTAACCGCAGACTTAAACTTAATTAGTTCTGGTCCAGTAAAGTTTGCAGAGCCACTGGCGTCACTGAAGTCGGAAGAGAATACAGCAATATCAGAGTGTCCCTGGTACGGAGATACATCCACACCAAACCCAGCAGACATTTCCGGCAGGGATGAACCAGAATAAGAAGTATGGAAAACAATGCCAATCTTAGCACGGTTGACACGTTGACCCAAATCCGTATCAAGAGGGATTGCATAGGTAATCGTGTTTGGAGTGAAAGTTACACATCGTTTTCCACCAACATTAGTTACAGTTTTTGTATTACTGGTGAACAAGAGATCACCTTGAATTACACCCTTAATATTCAGTTTAGAGAGATATTGAAGACACTCTTTTAATACTTTATTCAGTCCGCTATCTGGATAAAAGACATCAATAATAGCTTCGTCAAAACAAACCTTTGGAGTTGTCTTTGCAAATACAGATTTATTGCCAACAAAAAATGCATTACTACCAGGCATAGTGCCGCAAATGATAGCCGGGGCCCCATCCCATTTAGTAGTAATACGAATTCCTTTATTCTTATCTCCCTGAGAGAGCATTCCACCAAGGGACTTTAGAAATGCAATCGCAGACTTTCCACCCTCTGATCCCAGGTTGAGGATGTCGTCTTCAAGGTGTTCTAGGTGAGTGTTTTTTGCCATACATGTATCCTACCACAGAAAGATCGTTTTGTCAAGTGGCTTATTTTGTGATGTAGTCACACATAACATGCGACGGAAATTGACCACCTTGTTTATTTCTTATATTAAAACTAAATTTATATTTTGAAGACTCACAAACCATATCAACTCTCTTTCCTTTACCATCTTTACCACCATAATATATTGTTACTCCACCAATTAATGTAGAAGCTTGTCTCATATAACTTTGATTAACATCATACACTTTAACACCATGGGCGTTACCTCTAGTGCCAGTATTATGTACCATAGTATATCCTCTACCAATACCACTCTTTAGTAAAGCTTCAATGGCACCTTTATCATATGATTTTGAAACTTCCATATGATTTGGGATTGGTGAACTTCTCGGATAATCCGCAAATGATTGACAGAATCTAACTGGATCTATTCCAAAAATTTCTAAGAATCTTTTACCAGCTGCAGTTTTAATATTGTAACTTTTCAACTCATCTTCCAAGAACATGGGAAGACTATCTTTCTTTCCTCCTCTCACACCACAGTTAAAGAAAGTAACTGATGGACCAAATTTTAAAGAAAGATATTTTGGAGTTCTACCCGATCCATAATAATAAGTAATATCTGTAAGAGTAGAACCCATCTCCTCGGATAAAGTACCTCCGGCAGAAACTACAATATTATTACCACTCATAGCTAATGGTCTTGGTTTATTTGCTCCCCCTTCTTGAACTGTGTCAACTAATGCTAATCCAGTTTCTTTTTCAAATCTCTCGTTTATCTCTTTAATCTTAGAAATATATCTTGGTCCGTCTGTATGACCTTCTAAGAATTTTTTACTATCTTTTTGCCAATGATCTTCAAATTCATTACCCAAATTAACCTTGGGCCCATCCGCAGATCTTCCACCTAGTTCATCAGTTTTTTTAAATTTACTAATATCAACAGAATATATTCTGTGACCAGTTAAGGAACTAACTTGAAATGTTAAACTTCTCTTTCCTTTTGCTTTTGAAGCCTGTATCCAATGTGCCTTGAAAACTGGCAGTTCACTTTTAAAATTTCTACTATCTTGATCGTAGAATAATTTCAATCCGTTATATTCCAATTTTGCAGAATGAATCATTACCAATCCTTCATCAGTCAAAAAGGCATTTTTATATCCTCTCTCGGATTCATACATCTTTGACATAAAGATGTGAATTCTGCCCTGGTAATCTTCCCCTGGTTGTCTTACAAAAGTACTCCAGTTACAATTAGTATATCCAGCCATTAAAAAAGAGGGGTCTATTTCCCCTCTATTTATTTCGTCTAAAAACTTTTGGATGAAGAGAGAACCCTATCAGAGTCTCTCTCATTGCTTCTCTGATACCAGGATCAGATATCTCCTTCTTTTCGGTTCTCTGAGTAGTATACATCAAATGTGCCTTCTGGATACCTTGACGTAAGTTTAGTAACGTTTCTCTCAAGAATTTCATTGAAGTCTACTCCGAGTGCAATACAACCTTGTGCGATATACCACATCACGTCTCCTAGTTCCACAATCATGTGTTCACGATTTGCTTCGTTGTAAGGTTTACCCTGGAAAGAAATCTTTTTGACGATCTCAGCAAACTCACCACCCTCAGCACAAATACCGATTGCAGCAGTTAGAAGTCGATTTAAATCAACACCAACCCCGTTTATGTTGTCTTGAGGCAACTTACGTTCAAGTTCATTCACACGATCAATGAAGGCTTCTGGATTACTAGAAGAAATACTAGTAACGTTATTTACGAAGTCAATATATTTATGTGGATTAATTTGTTTTGTCATACTTTAAAACCATCAAAATTTCTGAATTTTTTATCAAGAATAGAAGAATACTCTTCATCTTCACGACCCGAATCCACAATATTGGATTGAGCACTATCCTCTAGATTATACAACCTCATCTTAGCTCTGTCAATCCCAATCACAAATCTTTTATTCATTGTGGGGTCGTTATAACGATTCTTTAATTGTTTGACCATGATTTGATTGAGTTCTTCAAGTTCCTCTGTAGAAATTAGAGCAAACATAAAATCAGCAGTGGCAGGAAGACCAAAGGATTCAGAAGTATCAGTAAGATCAACATCAGAACTACCAAAACCACTCCGAGTAGTTTGAGTAGCAGACACGATGGGAACGTTGTGTTCAACAGCAAGTCCTCTAAGTTCTTCAGCAATTGCCTTAATGAAAGTATACGAATTGACAATAGTACCTTTAAATCTACTAGAAGAACAAATATTAAGATAATCAATAAAAATAATGTCTGGAGAAAATCCTTTTTTAAGACTAAGTTCGTTAAGAAGAGACTTAAAGTGTCCTGCATGAGCAGATGCTGTTGGATACTCTTTAATTATAAGAGTTCCTTGAGTCTTCTTTAGAACCTTCTGTACCTTAGTATCAAACATTGGTTTAGGAAGATCCATTAAGGTTTTAATATCTACATTGAATAAATTTGCATCAATACGTTCTGCAATTCTTTCTTCAGACATCTCCAACGTGATATACAAAACATTCTTACCATCCATCAAACAGGATGCAGCTTGGTGACACATAAACAGCGATTTACCAACACCAGTTCCTGCAAGTGCAATGTTAAGAGTTTTGTTTGGTAGACCACCTTTAGTAATCTTATTGAACATCTCAAGATCAAAAGGAACCTTATCTTCTTTCTTATGATAGAACTCATAACGAGCATCTGCATCACCAAAGTAATCATGACCAACATGATCATCAAAACTAATTGATAGAGCTTCGGATAAGATGCTAGGAATTGCATCACGACTTCTAGTTTTATCTTTACCATCTGCAATCTTCACAGACTCGATCAGAGCAAGATAAACAGCACGTTCTTTACACCACTTCTCAGTAGTATCAGTTAACCACTGATCATCTACTTTCTCATGACGAAGTTCATCAAGAATGGTAGAACACTCTTTAAATCCATCCTCCGATAGATCTGTCCTGTTCTCAATCTCAATAAAAAGTACAGATTTAGTAGGACAAGTGCCATACTTTACTACGAACTCATTTATCTCTTGAAAGATAATTTTTTCAGAGTGAATATCAAAGTAAATATCCTGTATGAATGGAATTACCTTACGAAGATAATCTTCATTAAAAATCAAATTGGATAGAATTTTCTTCTCAATTTTATCAATCAATCTCAATATCCTCCTTCACAGTATCAAAAGAGCCGTAACTATACTCCTTGCGAGCACACTCATCAAGGGCTTGCATTATATCACAGGTGAAGTATTTTTCTGGATCAGCAAGAATAGATTTTGGATAAACAGAAATTTCACCAATCTTATAACGATTACCGACACGTTCAAATACTCCATACTTCTCTCCAAGTTCCAGAAGACCATAAAAACGATCAAGACCACGTTCATCATAGAACAATCTAGTTTCTACTTGTGAGTTTTCTTTTGTAAATCGTGACTTAAATGCCTTACACTTGATAATATTACCTACAACTTCTGTACCTTCTTTTTCTTTAGATTTTGATAGATATACAATAGTAGATGCAGCATACTTAAGACCAGTACCACCACCCATCTCTTTCATTGGAACATAAGAACCAACAACATCATACGTGTGATTAGTTACGATCAGAGGAATCTTTGCAACACCAAGTTTAAGAGTTAGAATTCTGAAGATAGATTTCACTACCTGGGCCCGAGTCATATCACGAGTCTCTTTACCCGCGGCGGAGTCTTCCAGTTCTTTGGTGGTAGAGAGCATTCCCAGAGAGTCTAAAACAAACAGGAGAGGAGGTCTATCAGATACTTTGACTTTCATATACTCATCCACAACCTTGATTGCCTGAGTCCTGAATTCCTGCACCGTACACACAGGCACGATACCCACACGGGAGGTATCAATTTTTCTATCCTGCATCATCTTACGAGTAACTGCAGATTCAGATTCAAAGTAAATTACCTCCCCAGTTGGATTTTGATCTAGAAAGTATCTTACAATTGACAACGCAAAAAAAGTTTTACCAGTACTAGACTCCCCTGCAAGTGCAGTAATCTTGTTAGATGGTAGTCCACCAAAAATACTACCACTCAACAAAGCATTAAAAATATAACTACCAGTATCAACAAAAGTATCACAGTCACCAGAAGCGACACCATCATCTGCAACTGCTGCAAATTCATTATCTAACTCTTTAATAACCGATTTAAGAAAACTCATACGTACTCCTTTTTTACTAGTATAACATTAGATGAAGAAAGATTCAAGTGTTCCTCGACGTTCCACTTGCCAACCAATAGTATCTAAAACACTCTTCAATGGTTCTAGAAAACTCTTTTCAAACTGCATATTGTAATCAATATACTTGACTAAATTAAACTCTGATGGAAGCGTCTGGAAATATGCAATCACATTTTCTTTAATTGGATTTGGTTCTATCAAATAAACAAATTTAATTTTTTCACCTTCTTGAATTTGTGGATACTTACTTTCTAATTTCATTTTTTTAATAAGATGATTGTATAGAATAGCACCACGAACTTGTATTGGGGTTCCCTTTTTATAAAGGTCTGCAGAACTTTTATACTTCTCTAGATTATTAAGAGAACGAGGGAAAGAAATATCTGCAATATCTTGATTGCGAGAATCAATACGAATCTTATCAATGAACTTAATAAGAGTATCGTTATCACTATTAATAGTAATCTTGAACGCTTCATAGAGTTTATCTCTATAATAAGCGGGTGTAGATGATCTCGCAGTTTCAAGACCCATGATTTTAAGTTTTGGCGTTTCATAACGAACTCCTTCACTATCCCATACATTTAGAATGTAGCGTTTTTTTGCAGTCCAGATTCCACGATCAGCAATGTTTTCTCGTTTCATCTGCATTTTTTGACTATAAGCATTCACCTTCTCGGCCAGTTCTTTGTAAGAACTCTCAATATATTTCTCAAGTTCCATTTGACAGACCTTATCAAGGAAGTTAACAATACTTTTATTAGTTTTCTTTCTTCCTTTGAATACAGCTTGAACCACAGGATCCATATGCAAATAAATGGAATCGGTATCAGCAGCAATAACATAATCTTCTCCATCAGTTTTCAAAGTTTTATTTACATACTCATTCATCTTAGATTCAATCCAACGAATAGAAACCTGTCCTGATAGAGTAATGGCTTCTGCATTTGTGATTCGAAAATACCTGAAGTATTCATTACCAATTGCACCATAAGCAGAGTTAAGAGAAATCTTTCTTGCCATCTGGATATTATTGCAGCGAGCAATCTCTTTCATCAATTCAACAGTAGGTGTTTTTTCATACTGTTGTTTTGCAACTAGCATTTTTTTCTTAAAGATGGTTCTATCATTGTAAATCTTTTCCATCAATTTTGGAAGAAATCCCTGAACATCTTTGCGATATTGAGCACCATTTGCACAAACACAATATTTCTCATCATAGATGATTGGTTGTGTGAGAATCTTATCCACAGTAATGTTTGGATGTTTCTCGTTCACCAGAGTTTCTGGAGAAATATTGTATTGCATAATTAAGTGAGGATATAGACTGTTCAAGTCAAAACTCACAACCCAGTCATATAATCCAGGTTTAGGTTCTTTTACATACGCACCAGCGTATGCTGAATCTTTCTTATGAGAAATTTTAGGAGGAACAACAATGTTATCTTTCTTGAGATAATTGAAGATAATATTGTCCCAAGTTTTTACCTGTGAATAAACATCTTCATAATTTTGTTTTGCGTCATACGCCATCGTCAAACACAACTCAATCAATTTCATCTTGTCATCCATACGATCAACAAGTTCTACGTCATGAATATTGTATTCAACAAACTTTTGCCAATTATAAGTATAGAACGCTTTGAAGTTCTCAAACTCAGAGTGATCTAGTTTTTTCTGACCAAGTTCAACAAAAGCGATGTGATCTAGACGATAAGATTCCTGGTTGGTATAAGTAAACTTTTTGTAGAGATCAAGATAATCTAGACAGGATACTCCACCAAGATCATAAGCAATATTCTTGCGACCATGATTCATAAACTCACGATAATTGATTAGATTCCATGGTGACATAGAACGCATGTGTTTTTCAGAATGCACACGCTCTAGACGACGACAAATGTATGGCATGTCATAAAGATATACATTCCATCCAGTCACAACATCTGGAGTATTTTGAGTCCACCAAATTAGAAACTCTTGAAGAAGTTTTTTCTCATTGAAACAATCAACATATTTGATGTCATCTCGTTTGTTCTCAAACTCACGAGTACCCCAAACAATTAGTTGTTTTGTATTGAGATCCTTAACTGTAATGCACAGAATTTCTTCAGCAGCACTTTCTACATCTGGAAATCCATTCTCACATTCAACCTCAATGTCAAGACAAACAATGTTCATCTTTGACATATCAAATCTAATTTCATCTTGAGGATACTTATCAGCAATATACTGATACAAGAATCTTTCATATCCATAAACTTCAAAGTTATCTACTTCAGAATACTTTTTGATAAACTCTTTAGCATCACGAACACTCAAGAACTTAATTGGTTTTACATATTGATCATCTAGAGTTTTAAACTTAGTTTTTTTCTGAGAAGAAACAAATAGTGTTGGAGAAAGTTGATCTCGATAAGCTACTTGTTCACCATCTTTGTAACCACGATAAAGGATTTGGTCGGAAACTAATTGGATGTTAGTATAAAAATTCATGAATTAATTGATTCTTTATATTTTTCAAGAAGGTGAGAAGTTGGTTCTGAGATTGTAAAAATTGATTTTGAATATACTAACACATCTGGTTCATCTGTGTACTTGGGCCATTTTTTTAATTCAATATTACCAACAGCATCTTCAATAATTTCTCTACAATTTTTTAGATATGCGGATGGTTCTTCTGGAAGTTCTTCTACGTCTGCAATGATATTTTTACCATTTGCAAGTTCCATTACATGCACATTCATACAGTCTCCGGCTTTTAATCATTATACCACACGCAGTCAACATACGCAATAGAAAAGGGGTCACCTGATTTTGACCAGGCGGCCCCTTTGGCATACCAACGATATTTGGGGGTAGCGTATTATTTATGAAATATCATATACCCTTTTCATCTTCTCTTCTGGAATTACTTGTGTGATATAAAGTGATAGAATTCCATCCTCATATACCACCTTGTCAATTACAGAGTCATCAGATAGTTCCCAAGTTTTTTTAAACGCACGTCTAGCTAGTCCTCTATATGTATATTCTCTTTGATCTTCTTCTTTTGCAGAAGATACTGTCAATAAATTTTTTTCAGTAGTTACTTCAAGATCTTCTCGTTTAAATCCTGCAACGGCCATTTCAATGACAACGTTGCTAGAATCAAGTTTAATTACATTATATGGTGGATAGTTTGATGACATTGAATTTGGGTATGTTTTAATTCTTGTAAACCAGTCGTCCATGTTATATAGACTGTCAAGAATTGTTGGAATATCTCTGGTTGTGTATCTGGTTAGTGTTGTCATGGTGACCTCCTTTGAGCGTCTATAGGTAGTGAACCCCGAAGGCGTTCATTACTATTTAACCACATATTCGTTTTTTTGCATATCGTGACATCCGACTATTTTTTTCGGTTGTCCGTATAAATACCTACAAACATTCAATGAGAAGATTAAAAATTTTAATTCTCAAACATGATCATACTACAGAATGGAGAATAATTTTATGGGGAAAATCACACATAGATTATCACCGAAAAGATGGATACATTATAATGTCTTTTATATTAAATTAAACAAACAAATAATTATATTATGATGCCAGAATATTTTCCCTGGGGAGTAATTACTATCCTCGGTATAGGATTAGCAGGTACTGCTTATATCATTTATTATATTTTGAGATTTGCTTACCTAGAAATGAAAGATAAAAACATTGATCATTTATGATTCAACTTTTTTCTTACCAATATTATATTTGCTTTCCAAAACCCATTCACTCTTATTTTTATAAGAAAGAACTTTAATCTGACTTAAAGGAGCTGCATCTTCAACTCTCGATGCATCTACAATTGTAACCAATCCCCAGTCACTAAGAAGTTGAGCAATACGATTACGTCTTTGAACATCATTCACAAAAAGATTTGTTTTCTTGCCGTCAAGAGCAAACAACTCTTTGAAGTGAACAATATAATACTTTCCTTGCTTATGTAGAATGTGGCAAGACTGATAGATTTTCTTTTCCTTACGAGAAGCTACACCAATTCTTGTCAGTGTTTCTCTCACTTTAAGAAAGTCATCTGGTTCATTCAGAATGACTTCAATCATCTGATCTTGAGACCAAGTATACTCTAGTTGATCACTCATTGTTTTCCTCCACGATTCATTTTCTGTTCAATAAAATTAATTTGATCTTGTGTCAAGATTTTGAGAGCACTTCTGGCTTTTTCTCCACTGTAATTATAATACTGTTTGATCATTTCCAAAGACTCTATTTTCTCCTTCTTCAACCAAGGAGAAAATCTTTTCCTAGGTCTCACAATATTTATAAAAAAGTCATATTGCATCTTTTTACCAAGATGACTATTAATATTCATCTCATTTGCAATTAGAATCGTGTCTAGATGACCAGACATGCATCTATTGATAATGTATGGAGCATACTCATCAACTGCATCTGGATTTTCATCCATGATATTGTTCTTAGAAATGTTAACAGAGTTTAACCAATCTTTGAGATCCATAACTATTTAAATACTGCAGTAATACTAATAATTTTTGCACCTGGATTACGAGCAAGAGCAGTAGACTTTGCATCTTTATAATCCGTAGCAATCACTTCTTCTTTAAAGACGGTTCCAGCTTTATATAAGGTCACTTCACACTTCATGATTAATCCAGCAGTAAGTTGGTGTTTCATCTATTATATCATAGATATTTTTATGATTCATTAATGATCGTCTGTAAGGTCCAAATTTAATACCACGACCCCAACCAAGATGTTCTTTAAACAATTCATGTTTGGTGATTTGTCCTTTCTCTTTGATTGTGGAAACAAGTTTATCTGTAACCTGACTAGAAGTAGATTTTAATTTAGAAACCAGATCATCAATGTAGTTACTCATGTTAGCAATCTCATCTGCATAGATAAGATTATTTTTCATGTGTTCTTGCGACTGTCTAGACTTTTCATTTCGATAGTCTTCATCATCAAGATACTTCTGTAGAAGTTCAATAGCTTGAGGATAATCAGAGAAGAAGTCTGCAACTGGATTGAGTTCTTTGTAGTAAGTGTCATCCCACATAATGAATGGACAACCGTTCATGATTCCATCTGTAGTAGATACACTCCAACCGCCATAGACTTGTCTTGGAGAAAATCCAACTCTACAATTCTGAAGTTTCTTGTAGTAACGTTTTTTATTGTATTTGGAAGTATTAATCCATGGTTCAGAAGCAGAATCAAGAAGTGGAATCCATACATCAAAATCTTGGCGAATCTCTCTCAACCGTTCAATAACTTTCATAAAATTATTGAAGTCTTTATATGCATCTGGACGATGATTGAATACAATTGTTTTTGGTGTTGACTGTAATGGTTCTACAATATCTGCATACTTTACACCAAGATGATGTGTTTCTAGGATTGCACTCAATTTAGATACTTTATCTGAATTAAAAGTTTTTGTTGATTCTTTAATAACCAAAATTTTCTGATGCTCAGTGTTTAGATAACATTTATCCATCTCTAAGATACCTAGAATATTTTGATTAAAACTAGGCACAGCCCAAGACACTACATTGTCTAGATCAAACCAGTGACAGTATCCAAAGTACAACGGACTGTGGTGAGTAACATTTCCAATTACATTTTTAACAGCATGAGTATGTTCTGGAAGATGACTAAAAACAAGATCGATGTCGATATCATGTCCAACAATTTCTTGAAATTTTTTCACATTAAAGTGTGATCTCATCGTTGGAGGATACGTAGGATATTCCATAATATACTGATGGGTATTTGAGAAATCCAACATTTCCAAAAACTTTGGAAGAATCAAATAAAAATAAAGGTCGCTACGAATCTTATTCAGTTCAGTGATCATGTTTGTAATTACTTGAATGTAACTATCTTTTGTTAGATCTTTTGAATATGTAATATTAGGATACACAAGAATCCTAATTGTTTTTTCATATTGAGTATCATTAAAAAATTTAGTAAGAGTCATCTGATGATATCAATTGTGTTCATGGTATTAGCATTCCAAATTTCAAGATTAGTTCGAACAGATTTTTCCTTGGTTAATCTTTCATAACGGTTAGAAGCTTTCTTCTTCCACCAGTTTACCATATTATCAAAGTAAAACTTGTCAAAGTTTTCTTTGTTTGGAATCAGTGTTTCTGTTTTTCCAAGAAGAATATCTTTAACATTTTCATATCCATAATCGGACATATAAAAACGTTTCTTGGTTGTGATATCTTCCCTAGATTTAATAAAATCTACAAACTCTTTATGCATTTCTAGATTTTGTTCTTTCAAAGAATTTTTGATAATAGAAATCATCTTGGTTTGAATCTTGAGCTTGCGACTAGAAGCACCTTTATGCACTAGTTGTTCATTATTGTTCTTTCTAATGAACCACTTGTGTAGATCATGATAGATAAAATCTGGAAGAGTCAGAAGAAATTTAGATTCAGTATCTCCACGATATCGTAAATAGGGTTTCATACCATCGTACTGACTAGTTCCTTTGATGTTTCCATAGAGAGAAGTAGTTTCGAACAAACACATCTCTGTGTCGTACTTTTTATTTAGCATCTCACGAACTTCATGAGAACAACAAACAAGACTCAAAAGTTTACCACCAAGATAATTAAATCCAAATGGTTGTACAGGAACAATAATGAATCCCATGATGGCCCTACGGTTGAAGATGGTGAGGTCAGGCGTCTCTCCCAGCCAGTCGTTGCGGGGTTTTGAGTTGATGGTGGGGGAACCCAGCTTGATGAACCCCACAGCGGTGCCTGTGGTGGTCTCCTGCAGGATTAGCTTCTGCTCCTTACCAGGCGCCTCCTCATAGGTGAATGAGGCGGTCATTTCCAGAAGAGTATTGAAGGTAGTATGATCCGGCTGAACAATACGAAAGTTCATATCTTCAGGATGCATATCATACTTCTGAAACATATCATCTTCCATGGAGAGTCCAAACAAAGGAGTTGGAATCTCTTTGATACGTTCAATCTTTTTCATACGAAAATAATCATCAATTCGATTGATAGAACTGTAAGCTTCTTTGATTTTTTCGTATGCGTACAGGGTGTCTTCTGGAGTTAGAATCATTTCAAAATACATTCACGATGTTTTTTAAACAAAGATTTTTCTCTATCAGTTAAATTAGATCCATACAATTTTGCATCGTCAAATGAAATTTTTTTGATACGATCAACTTTACCTTTTGTATGTCTATCAACAGTAGGATACTTTAGAATAGATTGTTTGTCAAGCAAAATTACTTTGGAAAGATCGTAGTTGAAATATGCCATAATAAAGTCCATATTTTTTCGGATAAACTTTTCTTTACGTCCAAGAAAACTTACATGACTATAAAAGTTTGGCCAATCAGTATTCCAAACACTCCATCGTTCTACATCTACTCCAACCACTAATTTATCTTTCCAATATACACCAATGTCTATATCATAGATACCAAGTGGTTTAGTTTTAATGTGTACAGTAGAATCATTCTCATACATTTCAGTAAGAAAATTGATCATAACATTAACTTCTTGGTTATCATCAAAGTTATTTTTTCGATCTGAGTACGAGCCAAATTGTTTAATATCAGATTTGTCAATATAAATCATTTGAATTTACAATCACACATTAGTTCGGTAAAACATGCAAGAACATTAATCTCTTGATCAACTGCAAATGCGGCCTGATATTGGTATTTAGCAAATACTAAAACTGCTTGGGGAATAGAAGATGGTTCTAAAACAGAATACATTGTCTCATACACTTTTCTGAAAATAGATGCAGAATCATTATCCAAATTTTCTACAACCCATTTACGTACCGATGAGAAATTTTTCTCCTTCATACTTAAAGCAAGATCTTTAATATTAACATCTGCAATCGTTACAAGAATACCAGAATCAATTATACCACTGGATGCATATCTTTGTAGTTCATTTAATACACGCCTCCAGTCAGGAAAATATTTTTGAATTACTTCTGCAACAACCTTTGGATCGTATTTAATATTCTCTGTCTCAAGAATAGTCCTGATACGGTTGAAGAATTGTGATGCGACAACTGGTTTTTGTTTTCCTGGAATGCTGAAATCAAAGACTGCACATCGACTGTGGAGGGGTTCAATGATTTTGTTTTTGTAGTTGCAGGTGAAGATAAATCTACATGTTTTACTAAATTCCTCAATAGACGCCCGTAGGAGGAGTTGTACATCGTTGGTTGTGTTATCTGCCTCATCAATGATGATGACTTTGTGTTTAGCAGTTGATGAAAGCGAGACGGTCGAAGCGAAAGACTTCGCATGATTTCTGACAGTATCGAGGAATCTACCCTCGTCAGATCCATTGATGACATAAAAATCTACTCCAAGTTCATTACATAAAGCTTTTGCTACGGTAGTTTTACCGATACCTGGAGGACCAGACAAAAGAAGATTAGGAATCTCTCCTTTATCTATAAAGTCCTTCAGAGTTTTTTTGATGTGGTTTGGAAGAATACAATCATCAATAGTTTTAGGCCTATACTGTTCAACCCAAAGAAAATTATTCATTTAGTCTTCCTCAAAAAATAAATCAATTAAAAGTGGAATCAGGTTCCAAAGCAATCAAATAGCTTAGATTCCATTTCTTACTGGTAAACAACGAAATATTTGCAGTTGAGATTTTTACATTATACACCCCTGGAAGCATTTTCAGGTTCTCAACCTTAAAGTTGAACACAAATTCATTTTCAGTTTGTCCAACATTGACAGAATAATTGTTAGAAGTATCGTTGTTTTTAGTGCGAACAACTAGAGACATTTTACCATCTTTACCAATCAAAGAAAGATCAGGAAGTTGATAGACACTAGATGCACGAAGAAGAGAAGTCAGATCGGAATCTGACAAAGTAAACTCTACATCCACACTAGGAAGTTGAATATCTTTTTCTGGAGGAGCAGTAATAACGCTGGGATCAGAGAAAAAGTATTTTACCTCAGAACGATCACTCTTAATAGTCACATACTGGTTATCACTAAAGTTAAACTCTGGATCTTTAAATAAAGATAGTCCACCAAGAAACTCATTCAAATCGTAGAGAGCAAAATCACGATCAAAAGTTTCTACACATTCATATTTTGCAAGAATGTTTTTTGCAGGGGAAATAGTGCGAAGAATATTACCCTCTTTTACTACCAGCGAAGAGTTAATAGATGAAAAGTTTTTTAGAATATTTAAAGTTTCAGGAGAAATGTTCATGTATTACCTCAGATTTTAAATTCTTTGAGTCCGTTGTCAGTACGAGAATAGTGACGATCAAAATGCAACAGAAGCATTGCATAGTGAATCACCTTAAGAAGGTCACGCTTATTGTGGCCATCTTTATCACCATACCGACTGCCATATTTTAGGATATTCGCCTGACAAAATCCAGGAGCAAGATCCTTTGCAGCCATCAAATCAATTGTTTGAATATCAGAATATTCATCACTATGTCCACAGTAGTGGCTACCATATGTACTTACAACATAATCTTCAATATCTTTGATGATTTTGTCTTCATTGTACTTCCATTGCATAGTTAAAAACTCCATAGAAAAGGGGGAAGTTATCCCCCTAGTAGTATATCAAAAAGAATTGGATTCGTCAAGAGATTCGCTATTGATGTGTGTGTCAGTAGTATTTTCTGCTGGTTTCATAATTTTTTCGTAAAGATCCAAGAAGGATTGTTTTGTATCATCATCAAAACGATTTAGACAAACCGAGATAGACTTTTCAGCGTTCCTAAAAATAGCGTATGCCCGAATGATGTGGATCAAACGACGAGTAGAAATAATTTCATCTACACCACCTTCAGCAAAAGTCTTGCGAATAATCTCAGCCCAGGTAGAAAGATTTTTAACAAATTCTTCTGTGTCCGATAGTTCAAGTTCTGCACAAAGTTTTGTCATAATTTGAATTTCTACTTTTGCAGAAGGATACTCCTGTTCAAAAGTAAGCGCAAAGCGTTCAAGGAATGCTTCGTTGAGAACATTAGTACCGATAAAACGACCATCATCAGAACCCTTACCTTTAGTGTTAGCGGTAGCAATAATATTAAACCCAGGAGCAGGTTGAATATATTGACCAGTCTTTTTCAAGAAAACACCTTTACCTTCAAGAATAGATTGTAGACACATGATCTTATTAGATGCAAGATCAATCTCATCCAGAAGAAGAATCGCACCACGTTGCAGTGCTTCAATTACAGGACCATTATGCCATGTAGTGTTACCATCAACCAGACGGAACCCACCAATTAGATCATCCTCATCAGTTTCAATCGTAATATTGACACGAACCAATTCACGATTCAGTTGAGCGCAAGCCTGTTCAACGCCAAAAGTTTTACCATTACCAGAGAGACCAGTGATGAAAACAGGATAAAAGATACGAGACTTGACAATCTTTTTAATATCTGTAAAGTTACCAAAGCTGACGAAGTTATCATCTTTAACGGGTACGAGGTTTTTTTGCACTACAGGTTCTACAGCGGGTTGAGCATAAGTCTGTTCAAGTTTTTCTTGAACAGTAAGATTCCACACACCACGCCCAGACTTATAGGGTTCTAGACGTTTGCAAATAGTTGCAAGAGAAACTTCTGCAGACTCAGAATACTCAATCAACTGTTTACGAGTAACTGTTTGACCATATTTGCAAGACAAATTAGTAATCATGGTTTCAACTTTAAGGTTCATAATAAATTACTGGTGGGTGAGAGGAGCTGTACTTGACTATAGTACGTCAAACGCCAACTTTTGTCAAGCAATTTGATCGACGAATTTAGATAAGATAATTTTATTAAACATCTTGGACTTAACATGTTTTCTAAACTCATTTCTAAGTTTATTTGTAGTTGAATTATGATCTGCATTAATTTCAGATACTTGACCCATGTATTCATGATTTATTTGAATAACATAGAGTTCATCATATCCAAGATTACGAGAAACAAAATACTTATCATTTCTCCAAGATTTTGAAATTAGATATTCATCATCTTCATTTTTCTTGGCGGCACTCATGATCGTACTAGAGTGTCCAGGTTTAGACAAACGAAAACCAATAACAGTAGAATTAGTCATCCATTTGTAATATTCTAGAATACGAGAAGTAACTTTAAATGAAGATTCTTGCCAAGAGTTTGCGTTGGTAATGTCGTGATCCATATATCCAGTCTTAGGATCTTTCAAACAAATTACATCATGGTAATAATACTGAATTCCTTTGCTGCGATACTTAACTTCATTACTTTTGCGATTCTCAACTTTCTCAATGATCTGGAGTTGATTAGATTCTCCATCAGTCAAAAACACCGTATTAATTTTGTCAACATTAAAGCGTTTTTTGAACTTGTTGAACAGATGAATGCCTGCAAAGATAGTGTCATTTAGAGGAGTACTACCAAGATCATACTTACGATGTTCGTGGAGATCATAACGATAGTGAATACACTTCATCAAATTCCAAACACGCATGATCTGCAGATCAAGTTCACGAGTGTTCAAAGAACTATTGAACATCTCAACCAACTTAAACTTTTTTAGAATAGCAATCTGACGATGAACTTCACACTTGTTAAACGACTCGTAATAAGAATTGTTGTTATCCACGAAAGCAAACACTTGATAAGGAATTTGAACTTTCTTGCAAAACACAACCAGATTAATAAGTTGTTTAATAGTTCCTTCCAAATTGTCATCCATAGAACCAGACCAATCAATATACATGATCAGACCATGATTCTTTCCAGTAGGAATTACAGAAGTCTTTCGAAAAAGATCATCCGACCACTTGTAAGAAGTCAATTTGTTTGTATCAAGAACTCCAGTACGAGCAGTAGAAGCACGATTATATTCGTTTGCTTTCTTTTTCATTTCAAATTCTTTGATCAAAAAAGAAACTGCTTTGTTACTTTCTTGTTTGAACTTTTGATACGCATGTTTCCATTCAGAAATCCAAAGTTTTCCAGTAGGAACAGTTTGTCCAATGTAATCAATAGTGGTTTTCTCAGAAATCTCATTCATGCACACATCTATATCATTTGAAAACTCTTTAATAGGAATAATATGTTTATCCCAATCTACGACAGGAGGAGTAATATAGATATAGTTCTTTCTGGAATTAGTAACAAACTTACGTTGGTTACGTTCCCAAGCTTTATCAGTAGACCCCTCATCTTCACCCGACAGATCATCTTCACCATGATCTACATCAGAAAAACTTTTTTGTTTTTCGGTGTGACTTTCGGATTCTTTTTTCTCTTCAGATTCACCATCTTCTGTTTTCTGATCTATATTATTTTGCGTAGGAATAGAATCTGCAAAAGAAGAAGACTGCCCCTGATTATTTTTGGGGGGAATTAGATCAATCTGTTTTTCTTCTTTGTTGTTTTGTTTGACATACTCATAGATTTTACGACAAACATCAACAACCTCATCAAAAGTTTGAGTGTTGCGAGTCATCTCAACGAACACAGATTCTTCTTCCGAGAAAGGAATTAGCGTAGTAACATCATGAATACCAATTTTGAAATAGAGATTGATACGATCAATCAGAGAAAAAGTTTCAAGAGGTTTATCTTTGACTTCAAAGAAATTTTCTTTATTCAGTTCAGAATAACCACGATAAAAAGATTTAGTAAGACCAGGATATTTTACTTTCATCAGACGTTCAATACGAGCGTCTTCTACAATGTTTAGATAGGACTGAGGAATT